ACTTCAACCAGGCGATCCACCACTACCCGCTGACCGTTGGCGAATACTGCATTTCGACCGACGCGCAGGGGCGCGTTTGCACCCTGTACCGCGAGTTTGAAATGACCGTCAGTCAGATGGTCAAGGAATTCGGATACGACGTGTGCAGCACGGGCGTGCAGAACATGTACGACACGGGCAACCTCGACCAGTGGGTTCCGGTCGTGCATTGCATTGAGCCCCGCATGGACCGCGATATCAAGAAGCGAGACAGCAAGAACATGCCGTTCGGTTCTTGGTACTTCGAGGTCGGCGGCGAGGACGGAGTGTTCCTGCGAGAGAGCGGGTTCATGCAGTTCCCCGTGCTGGCCCCGCGATGGTCGGTGGTTGGCGGCGACATCTACGGCAACAGTCCCGGAATGGAGGCGCTTGGCGATGTCAAGCAGCTCCAGCATGAGCAGCTCCGCAAGGCGCAGGCAATCGACTACCAGACCAAGCCGCCGCTTCAGGTTCCGACGAGCATGAAGAATCGGGACGTGGAAACGCTTCCGGGTGGGATCTCATTCGTGGATGGTGCAAGCAACGGCATCAAGACCGCGTTTGAGGTCAACCTGAATCTCAACTATCTGCTTCAGGACATTCAGGACGTGCGTGAGCGAGTCCGTGGCGCGTTCTACGCCGATCTGTTCCTGATGCTTGCAAGCGCCCCATACACCCGCATGACTGCGACGGAGGTGGCCGAGCGGCATGAGGAGAAACTCCTGATGCTCGGGCCTGTCCTCGAGCGACTGCACAATGAACTTCTGGACCCGCTGGTTGACATCACGTTCACGCGCATGCTCCAGGCCGGCATCATTCCGCCGGCACCGGAGGAGTTGCAGGGCATGGACCTCAACGTGGAATTCGTGTCGATGCTGGCGCAGGCGCAGCGAGCGATTGGTACAAACGCAGTCGATAGGTTCGTGGGCAATCTGGGCCAGATTGCGACCATGAAGCCTGACGTTCTGGACAAGTTCGACTCCGACCAGTGGGCCGATGTCTATGGCGACATGCTTGGAATTGACCCCAGCCTGATCGTGGCTGACAAGCAGGTGGCAATGCTGCGCGATGCCCGCAACAAGGCGATGGCTGCCAAGGAGCAGGCGGCCGTGATGGAGCAGCAGTCGAAGGTCGCGAAGAATCTGGCTGGCGCACCAACGGGCGGCCAGCAGAACGCCCTGACGGACGTGATGAACATGTTCAGCGGGTACGGGTCGCCGTCTGCCGTTGAACTCTGAAAGGAACTAAAATGGCAATGGTTAGCATGAAGATGGAGCCGGAAGTCGAGGAGATGCCTGGACAGGCAGAGATGGATGAGCCTTCGTACCCCGAGGGTCTGTGCATCAAGCTTGAGGCCGACCAGTTGAAGGCACTTGGCCTGACGGTCGCTCCTCGCATCGGAACCGAAATGACCATCACGGCAAGGGTCTACGTCAAGTCGGCGTCTGAAACCAAGACGTTCGAGGGAGTTGAGCCGATGGCCGAGTTGCAGATCACGGACATGGAGATCCAGTCCGGTCAGGCTCGCACGGATGGCATCGCCACGATGCTTTACGGTGGCATGGCCTGATCCGGTGCCCGTAACCGATTACGGGATTTCTACAGTTCGGCCGTGAGCAACTATGACCCGCTTGACCTTCGCGGTCAGGAACGCAGCAAAGCAGAACGCGAACTGCGCGACAGACTGGCGAGGGAGAATGAAGAAGCGGATATCAAGTGGCTCATGGGCAACAAGCGTGGCCGTCGTGTCATTTGGCGGCTACTGGATCAGGCAGGCGTGTTCCGTTCGTCGTTCAACACCAACGCGATGGCAATGTCATTCGCCGAGGGCAACAGGAACTACGGACTTCGCATGCTGGCCCTGATTCACTCGCAGTGCCCCGAACTCTATCCAACCATGATGAAGGAGCAAGCGAATGAGCGAACCAACGATGATGGAAACCGCCAATCCAACTAGCGGTACGCCAGCATCTTCGGATCCCGTGAAGTCTGTTGAGGCAACCGCCGAGGCACTTTACGGGGAAGGGCAGAAGGCCGCGCCGTCACCGGAACCGCAAGCAGCCAAGGCTGTTGAGGCGGTCAAGACCGAGGCGGACCAGAAGGCTGCTCCTGCGGACAAACCCGCAGGCGCACCGGACAAGTACGAGTTCAAGGCCCCGGAGGGCCGCGAATTCGACACCGAAACCATCGCCAGGTTTTCGGAGGTCGCCAAGGAATTGAACCTGACGAACGAGGCCGCGCAGTCGATTCTCGACAAGATGGGTCCACAGTTGGCCTCTCGTCAAGAGTCGCAGATCAAGGCGATTCAGAACCAGTGGATGCAGGCATCCACGGCCGACAAGGAATTCGGTGGCGAGAAGTTGATCGAAAACCTGTCGGTGGCGAAGAAGGCTCTTGATGCGTTCGGCAGCACCGAACTACGCACGCTGCTCAATGAGTCTGGCCTGGGCAATCACCCGGAAGTGATCCGGTTCATGTATCGCGCAGGCAAGGCAATCAGTGAAGACAGCTTCGTCAAGGGTGCGGCTTCTACCTCGCGTGCGCGGGGTCCGTTCACCTTCGACGATGCGGCTTCGGTCCTGTACTCCAACCAACCAAACACCTAACGAGGTATTCAAATGGCAGTTCTTTCCAACAGCAACCTTACGCTCGCCGATTGGGCGAAGCGCACCGACCCCGAGGGCCGTGTTCCGGTCATCGCGGAACTCCTCTCCCAGAGCAACGAGATCCTTGAGGACTGCGTGTTCAAGGAGGGCAATCTGCCCACCGGCGAGCGCGTCGTGATCCGTACCGGCCTGCCGGCCGTGTACTGGCGCGCCCTGAACCAGGGCATTCCGAACAGCAAGAGCCAGACGGCCCAGGTCGATGAGGCTTGCGGCATCCTTGAGGCTCGCAGCGAGGTTGACAAGGATCTCGCCCTGCTGAACGGGAACACCGCGCAGTTCCGTCTGTCCGAGGACGTGGCCTTCCTTGAGGCCATGAACCAGACGCAGGCGGCGACGATGTTCTATGGCAACCCCGCCATTGAGCCGAAGTCGTACCTGGGTCTTGCGGCTCGCTACTCGTCCACGTCGGCCGCCAACGGCCAGAACATCATCAGCGCGTCTGGCAGCGGTTCGGACAACACCAGCGTCTACCTCGTCGTTTGGGGTGACAACACGGTGTATTGCCCGTTCCCGAAGGGCTCGACGGCCGGCCTGATGCACGAGGATCTGGGCGAGCAGACCGTCTATGACGGCTTGAATCGCCTCCAGGCCTACGCCACCCGTTACCAGTGGAAGAACGGTCTGGTCGTGAAGGACTGGCGCTACGTGGTCCGCATTGCGAACATCGACGTGAGTGATCTCGTCGGTGGCACGGGTACGCAGCTTTCGAGCGCGGCGACCGCTCTCGTCAAGCTGATGGCCCGTGCCCTGTATCGCATCCCGAACATGCAGGCTGGCCGCGCCGCGTTCTACATGAACCGGACCGTCCACTCGGGACTGGCGATTCAGGCGATGGATCGCAGCCAGAACGTTCTGGCCGTGAACCAGGGCCTCTCGCAGTTCGGCACTCCGTTCAGCTGGCTGTCGTTCCTCGGCGTCCCGTGCCGCCGCGTCGATCAGCTCATCAACACCGAAGCCGTCGTGTCCTAATCGGAACGAGGCAGAAAGGAACCAACACAATGATTCTTGACCAGAACATGCGGCTCGGCAGTGTTACGCTGACCGCAACCGGCACTTACGACTTCCCTGATGTGATCGACCTTCGGTCGAACACGGCGTACACGGCCACCGCGAGTGGTTCGCTGTACACCATCGGTCAGGGCAACCAGAACCGTGATCTTGGCGAGGGTGGCGATCTGTACGTCATCTTCACCGTGACCACCGCCCTCGCCGCCAGCACCAACCCGACCTATCAGGTCGTGGTCGCTGACGATGACGGCCTGGACACCAACGTGCTTGTGATCGGCGAGGTGAGCCCGACCAGCGGCGTCGCTGTGGGCACGCAGGTTGCCGTTCGCATCAGCCCGCAGGTGCTTGGCTCTGTCGGCCAGCGTTACCTTGGTGCCAACGTCGTGACTTCGGCCGGATCGACCTCCGGCGTCATCAGCGCGGATGTCGTGATGGACATCCAGGATGGCAAGAAGTACTACGCCAGCGGCTTCACCGTGTCGTGATGAGGTAATCACATGGCACGAGTCAAGGCCAAGGTTCTGTGTTTCGTTGACAACGGGTTGCGACAGCCCGGTGACGAGTTTGAGTACAAGGGTGCTTTCAACAAGCATCTTGAGTACATGGACAAGACGCCGGACGCCGCATCCAATTCGGATGAGCAGGTTGAGCCAGTGGTCGTTCGGCGACCAGGCCGGCCCCGCAAGTCCACGGTGGTCAACGGAAATGGCTGACACTCTGACGCTGTGAAACGCAAGGAGGGGAGTCGCGGGGCAACCCCGGCTCCCCTCCCTTGCTAGGAGGCGAACATGGCTTCGGAAGTCGAAATCTGCAATCTGGCACTCGCGCACCTCGGCGATGATGCGACTGTCTCAAGCATTGATCCGCCCGAAGGGTCATCGCAGGCGGAGCATTGTTCGCGCTTCTACCCCATCGCCCGAGACAGTCTGCTCCAGATGCACACTTGGAACTTCGCGTCCCGCCGCGTCACGCTCGCGTCGGTGACGATGCCGTACACCATGTGGCGGTATGCCTATGCGTGTCCTGGCGACATGATGACGGCCGTGGCGGTCCTTCCGCCCGAGGCCGAAAACGACTACGCGATCAAGCCGTTCCCGACCGACATGGCCGGATGGGGCTGGGTCAATGCGCCATTCGTGGGCGCTGGAACCTATGTGCCGCAGCAGTATCAGATCGAAACCGATACCAGCGGCAACAAGGTCATCTACACGAACCAAGAGAACGCGCTGCTCCGCTATCAGGCGCTTGTCACGGACACGACGAAGTTCGACCCGCTGTTCGTGATGGCCTTGTCTTGGCATCTTGCGTCGATGCTTGCGGGTCCAGTCATCAAGGGTGACCAAGGCGCGGCCGAGGGGAAGCGATGCGCGCAGATGATGATGGCATATCTGCAACAGTCGCGGATGTCGGACACGAACCAGCGCAACGTGCGCCCTGAACACATCACGCCTTGGGTCAGCGGACGGTAATCAATGCCCAGCACCCGGCAATACTTCCGATCCTTCGCAGGCGGCGAGATGTCGCCGGAAATGTTTGGCCGCGTCGATGACGTGAAGTTCCAGACCGGCGCGGCGACGATGAGAAACTTCGTCGCATTGCCGCAGGGGCCGGCAGAGAATCGAGCTGGAACGAAATTCGTGCGAGAGGTCAAGAACTCCGCGAATGCAACGCGACTAATCCCGTTCACCTATAGCACGACCCAGACTATGGTCATTGAGGTTGGTGCTGGATACTTCCGGTTCCATACACAAGGCGCGACGCTGACGCCGGGTTCCCCAGCCGCCTACAACGGGGCCACGACGTATGCGGTCGGCGATCTGGTGAGTAGTGGCGGGGTGAACTACTACTGCATCGCCGCTACAACCGGAAACGCGCCTCCGAATGCGACGTATTGGTATGCGCTTCCGTCCGGGATCTACGAGATCCCGAATCCGTATGCGGCAGCGGACCTGTTCAACATTCATTATGTCCAGTCGGCCGATGTCTTGACGCTTGTGCATCCGGGCTACGCGCCGAGAGAACTTCGCCGTTTGGGTGCAACGCAATGGACTCTTACGACGATCAATTTTGCCGCGCCCATTTCGGCACCAACCGGACTGACTCTGACCAGAAGTGCGGTGCATACGGAATACAACTACACGTATGTCGTGACGGCCGTTGCGAGCGATGACGTATCAGAATCGGTTGCAAGTTCATCCGCAACGATTGCGGGCGACTTTGGCAAGGCCGGGTATTACATCACGATTTCGTGGAGTGCCGTGTCGGGCGCGTCCCGGTATCGCGTGTACAAACTGCAAGGCGGACTGTACGGCTTCATTGGCGAAACGGATACGACGTCAATCGTTGATGACAACATCGCGCCCGACATGGGCATCACCCCGCCCGTTTACGATACGGTGTTCGCCAGCACGAACAACTATCCGGGCGCGGTTTCCTACTTTGAGCAACGCCGAATCTTTGCGGGAACCAACAATTCCCCGCAGACCATGTGGATGACGCGCAGCGGCACCGAAAGCGACATGTCGTATTCGATCCCGACCGAGGACACGGATCGAATCAAGTTCCGTGTCGCTGCGCGAGAGGCGAACACGATCCGGCACATTGTTCCGTTGACGCAGCTTCTTGCGCTGACCAGCGCGGCCGAGTGGCGAATCAGCCCGGTGAACAGCGATGTCATTACGCCGACCACGATTTCCGTGCGCCCGCAGTCGTACATCGGTGCAAGCAATGTGCAGCCATCCATCGTGAACAACACGGTGATTTACTGCGCGGCCCGTGGAGGCCATGTGCGGGAACTCGGCTACTCCTGGCAGGCAAGCGGATTCGTGACTGGCGATCTGTCGCTGCGCGCGCCCCATTTGTTCGATACATACAACATCGTTGACATGTGCTACAGCAAGTCGCCGCATCCGCTGTTGTGGTTTGTGAGCGACAACGGACGCTTGCTTGGGATGACCTATGTTCCGGAGCAGCAGGTGAATGCTTGGCATTGGCATGACACGGACGGGACATTCGAGTCATGCACGGCTGTTGCCGAAGGCAATGAGGATGCCTTGTACGTCATCGTCAAGCGCACCATCGGCGGTGCGACAAAGCGGTATGTCGAGCGGTTTGAGACACGGGAAATCACAAGCATTGAGGACTGTTTCTTTGTGGACAGTGGCCTTTCGTATGACGGCACGAACACGACTGCGACAACCGTGACCGTGACTGGCGGTACGACATGGGGATCTGGCGACACCCTGACGATCACGGCAAGCACCAGCACGTTCATTGCTGGCGATGTCGGCGATGTCATTGTTCTGACGGATGCGAGTGGCAACAAGTATCGCCTGACTATCACCGCGTACACCAGCGGAACGGTGGTGTCTGCGCGAACCGACATCACGCTGCCCGTGGCATTGCGTGGCGTTGCAACGACTGTGTGGGCGTGGGCGCGTGACTCTGTTTCTGGCCTGTCTCACATTGAGGGCAAGACTGTGAGCATCCTCGCAGATGGTGCCGTGATGCCACAAGAGGTCGTTTCCTCCGGGAGCATCACCATCGACCGGCCGGCAACGGTGATTCATGTCGGCCTTCCTTATGACAGCGATCTTCAGACGATGCCTATTTCGCTGAACATCGACGGAGCTGGCCAGGGTCGATACAAGAACATCAATCACGCATGGTTGCGCGTGTATCGCTCAAGCGGCATCTTCGTTGGCCCAAGCACCGACAAGTTGACCGAGGTGAAGCAGCGAACGACCGAGCCATATGGCACACCGCCATCGCTGAAAACTGACGAGGTGGATGTTCAACTAACCCCGTCTTGGGCTTCGAGCGGCCAAATTTATATTCGGCAGTCGGACCCGTTGCCGCTGTCGGTGATCGGACTGACGCTTGAGGTTGTGCTAGGAGGCTGATAATGGGCTTCATTCAAACCGTACCCACAGGCGTTGGAACGTATCCGGGATTGGATACGACGATGCTTGCTGGCAATCCCGACTATGCCTTCCTGAATTCGCAGTTGCAGTCGCAGGTGACGCAATCGACGGTCACGGCCGGGACGGGTGGAATGGAATCGCTGGCGCAAGGTTTGCTTGTTGCGGGCCCGATCATGGCGATGTTCGGTGCCGCCACGGGCGCAATCGGTTCGTTCTACTCTGCACAGAGCCAGCAGAACCAGTTGAAGATGCAGGCGCAGAATCAGGCGTTTGCTGCACAGATGGGCCGCGTCAATCAGCGCATGGCCGAATTCACCGCGCAGGAGATTGGACGCGAGGGCCAGTTGAAGTTTGGTCGGTACGCGATGCAGGCCGGTCAGGCCCGAGCGGGGGCCCGCGCGGCGATGGCGGGACGTGGCATTTCGCTTGGCGAAGGCACGCCGGCAGAGGTGCTTGGCAGCATGGATGTCATCAAGGAGATCGACCGCCTGTCGATCAATGCCGCGACCGTCCGGGCGCAGGAAGCTGCAAGACTCCAGGCGTTCAACATCGGAGTCGGTGCGACGATGGCCGACATCTCGGCGGCGAACCTTCAGGCGACGGCTGGCACGATCTATCCGGGCCTTGCGATGGGCACAAGTCTGCTCGGTAGCGCGGCCGACATTGGCAGCACATGGGCGCGCAATCGTCGCCTTGAGGAACTGCTGTCCGGTGTGTCAACGCAACGGTTCTGATGAGGTAGACCATGCCAACCGTACCCACCACGTTCGTCCCACAAGTCGCTCCGCAGGTCGGCGGGGACATCGGCCAATTCCAAGCACCACAGATCGCAACCGCCGAGAATCTGGCGGCGCAGCAGGAGGTGCGGTTTGGTCAGGCCATGACGCAGGCCGGCAATGTCGCATACCGCGTTGGCAGCGCGATTCAGGATGACATTGATGATGCCAATGCGAAGGCAGCCGATACGTGGATGCTGACGAATGCCACGCAGTTGCTGCGTGGCGAGAACGGCTATTTGCGTTCGGTTGGAAAGAATGCCGTCGATGGATTCCAGCCGACACAGGAGGCATTGGCATCGCTGGGGCAGCAGGCACTTGATCGAACGACCAACGACACGCAGCGTCGAATGCTTGAGCCCGTCATTGCTCGCAACATGATGACGATGCAGACGCAGCTCTTTGACCATTATCAGCGCGAGGCCAAGGGTTACGCGACGAATGAGGCCAAGGCGCGGTCGCAAATTCGGTCGCAGATGGCGATTGAGGACTATAAGAACCGGGACTTGCCCATGAGCGAGTATCAGGTCAATGAGGGCCTGGCACTACAGGAAATCACCACGGCTGGCGCATTGGCTGGATTTGATCCTGACTCGGCACAGATGGCAGCACTAAAGCGCGGCGTCACTACGGAAATCACGCAGGGCGTGGTCAATCGAATGATGATGGAGAACGAGTATGACGCCGCCTACCAGTTCACGAAGGGCAGGATCAAGGACGGCATGGTGGATCGGGACACTGGCGACCGCCTGATGTCTGCCATC